TGACGCTGGTCCCCGCAATGTCATCGCGCGCCCCTTTTGTTGCTGCCAGCCACTTCTGCCAGCCTTTCCGGCGCAAGGAAATGGGTGCGGCACGTGAGGCCAAGTCTGGCGACCGGTGTTCCATCACGCTGCTTGCAACCTCGCATCGGCTGCATGGCTGCACGGGTCGGGACCGGCATCATGGCACACGACAACGAATGTTCGGATTGGTGCAGCGATATCGGGATTCACAACCAACGAGCCCATTCGACTGCAAAGGCCGAATGGCGCGCCCACGGGGACCGGCAGCCCCGTTGAAATCATTGGTGAATTTTGCCGAGGCGGTCGCACCTTCCGGCACTGATAAACAAGGGGAATTTCGCGCGCTGGTCGCACCTTTCTAGGCTGCCGCATCGCCCCGATGAGCCACCAGCCTCGCAAGCGCATCGAGCACAGCGCCCTTGAGCGCGTCCTCGGTGCCGGTGTTACGGATAATGGCGTCGGGCGCGCCGGCGAAGCCTTCCGAGGCGTGGCCGGCTCCGCTCGATGAGCCGGCGCCGGGCCGCTCGATGCGGATGACGACGCCGCCCATGGCGCGGATTGCCGCCGCCTCGTTCTCGAAGCGCACGTCGTCGGCCACGATCAGGGCGGGGTTCACGGGGTGGCGCTCGTCGGCAATTGCGCAAACGCTTCGCCGCCATGCCTCGACCCAGACATCAGGCCCGATCATCTCGCGCCCGAACTCGGTGCCCAGCCATTGCATGAACTGCCGCGGGGTCTTGCCGCACAGCGCGGCGCAGGGCGCCTCCTTGAGATCGCCCGCCATCTCGCGCAGTGTCAGCCCGAAGGCACGCGCCATGGCCTTGATCGGCCCGGCGAACGGCACGCGCACATAGTCGTGCTGATCTTCCAGGATACGGGCCACGGTTGTCTTGCCACTGCCGGCAAGGCCGCACAGGCCGATGATAGGAAATGGTTGCATCAGCTCGCCTCCCGGCCCGGCATGATGGCGAGGCGTGTGCGGGAGCGCTCGCCCTTTTCGGCATCATAGGTGATGGACTGCAGCGAACGGCCGGACAGGAAGCCCGCGCCGTGGTGCCAGGCGTCCTGCGGCACGGGAGCCTGATGCACCTCGCAGATGACGCCGCCGCCCTCGGTGGCAAACATCTTCTTGTGATGCAGGTGGAAGCCGTGACAGTAGCGATGCAGCGTCTGGCCCCAATCCTCGGCGCGGCGGTGCGCCATGATCTGGGGCATCTCCTGTATCTTGACCGTGTGCCCGTGCGTCGCGCCGAGCATGACCTTGCCGAAGCGCCGCCAGAAGAACAGGCCGGGGTCCAGATCGACCGTGACGCGCGGCTCGTTGCGATACCACGCCAGAAGGAAGTTGGTGATGGCGAGCGCGGTGTGCTCGTCATGGTTGCCGGGCAGGATGCGAACCGTCACGCGCGCGTGCCGGTCGAGCGCCGCGTCGACCGTGCGGACCATCAGCCTGCCGCCCACCTGCACCACCTTGGGGTAGCGCCCATCGACATCGAGCGTGTGGCCCGAGCGGGCGGTGCGGTTCTCGGCGTTGTCGGCATGGAACAGGTCGCCACCGCCCAGGATGATCGCCTCGGCCGAGGGCGGGCTTGAGGCGATCAATTCGCAGGCGGCATCCCCGATCGTGGCTTCGGCGATCTTCAGATCCCAGTTCTCGCCGGTCTCGCGGCCCCAGGCGAACATGCCGAGGTGCCAGTCGCCGAACGGATAGAGCGTCAGGCTTGCGGCGTTGCACGCCTCGGCGAGAGCGGGCCTTGGCGGCGCTGGCGGCATGCCCTTGAAGGCGCGGCGCAGCTGACGGGCCATGTCGACCGGATCGCGCTGGCCTTCCTTGGTCTTCACCCATTTGGCAACAGTGTTGCCCTCGGCATCGACAAGCGCGCTCTCGCCCTTGATGATGTGGCCCTTGAGCGGCGTGAACACCTCGCCCGGCTCGCGGGTGTTGCGGATCGTCCGACCCCGCACCTTGCCGTGGCGATCGACCCGGACCACCTGTTCCTTGATCACAAAGCCTTCAGGCGGCTTGGCCGATTCCGGCAGCCCTTCCGGAACGAGCCCAATCTGGGCCGCGCGCCGGACGGTCAGCACCATCGTGCTTTCGGAGATGCCGAGCCGGCGGGCCGCCTCCTTGGCTGCGGCCTTCTGGCCAATGCCGCAATGCGTCCCGAACGGCACGAACCCTTCGCTGACAGCCGCGGCGTACACCGCCATGCGGTCAGCCACGATATCGCGTGGCAAAGGCGGCTGCGGCATCAGCTGCGCGCCCCGGTGATCAGGGCGACGATGCGCTCCCATTCGGCAGCCGGCACCGTCATCCGGCCGCAGAGCAGGCCGGGCGGGCCGACGGCGATCAGCCCCGCGCCATCCGCCATATGGATGAGCACGGCTGTGACAGCGCCGCTGATTGTCTCGGGCGGGGTGCTGTCATAGAGCGCGATGGCCCGGCTGGTCTCGGCCGGGTTGAGCGTCTGCAGCGCGGCGCGGTTGCGGTCAGACAGCTCGCGCGCCTGCTCGATCGTGATGCAGGATTGCGCATTGGCCCTGCCAGCCACAAAACAGACCAGCAGCAGAACGAGGAACCACACAATGAAATCCATCGGGCGCGTGACACGGCGAGGCCGAGGCGCACCCGGCAGGGCGTCCTTGAACATGCGTTGATCCTTTGTGAGGGGTCAGACTTCGTCTCGCGCCCTTGCCCGCGTAGAGCGGGCCGAAAGGGCGTTGATGATCAGGGCATTCTGATCGCGCATCTCGTCGCGGATGGCCTTGAAGCCCTCATCGAGACGCCCTTCCAGGCGAAGCAACGCTGCCGTGGACACATAATCCTTGGCCGCCGTCAGCTTGAAATCGGCCAGCTGCTTGAGCGCCTCGGTGCCGTTCGCGGCTTCCTTGGCGACATTGGCGAGCGTGGCTTTCATCACGCCCCACGCAGCCCCTGCCCCAATAAGGCCAGAACCAACGGTGAAGGCAACCGCGACCGGAAGGCTCACGTCTGTCATGACCGCCCCCAGCACCCGGCGCGCACGCCAGCCTCGAAATGGCGCGAGATCCGCCGCTCGCCGTCGCGGGTGGTCGCCGTCACCGTCATCAGGCTGTCGGTCAGCACGCCGCAGGGCTTATTCACCGGGGCGGAGACACACGCCCCGAGCCCGGTTCCAAGCCCCGCCAGCAGCAAAGCAGTCGTCAACAGTCTTGATGGCAGCATCGGCCTGGTCCCTTGCCTTCTGGTTTGCTTCGATGATGGTCCGGGTGGCTGCGGCGACGCCGGCCTCATAGGCGGCGGATGTCGCGCGCCAGTGGTACACGCCGCCAGCAGCGAGCCCGGCCAGCACAAGCCATGCCTGCCACGGGACAGCGCGAAAGATCGCAAGCGGGATCATACGCCGTCCTCGGTCAGCTTCTTTCGGCGGTCGAACCAGATGAACGCGGCCGCCGCGACAATGACCACAACAGCCAGCACCCAGGGGCCCGCCGCCATCAGGCCGGAAACGCCGTCGGCGGTGTCGCGCGCGGCCTTCATGGCCTCATTGACAGGACCGAGCGCGCCGACAGCGCCAGCCACGATGGCCGCGTTGCCCGTCTTGCTGGCGATCATGGCCTTGGGCGGCTTCGGCGCATCGACCACGCCAACATCCGCACGGCCACCTGTCGCACCAGGGTCAATCGAACGCCAGAGCGCAGCCTCGTCGCGGCGACGGTTCACCAGGCCCTTCAGCTCGCGACCGCCGCCCTTGGTCCAGCGCATGATCTGCGCAGGAATCTCCTGATGCCGCCCCGCGTTCAACCGCTTCAGCAGCGTGCTCGAATGCAGCGCGCCCGTGTTGAAGTCGAACGACACCAGAGCGTCGAACTGGCCCTGCGTGATCGGCACCTTGACGAGCCGGTTCACCCGGTCCTCAAAACGCCGAATGTCGCGGCGCAGGATCTCGTCAGCCTCTTGCCGCGTGATCCGCATCCCCGACTTCACGGTCGGCTGGCCCGCGTTCGAGGTGTGGCCATAGCCGATCGTCCACACGTTTGCCGGGCACAGATAGGCGGACAGCCGCAGGCCTTCGTGCGCCTTGATCAGATCAAGGCCCTTGTCGCTTGTTTTCATGGTCATGCGTCATCGCACCGGCATTGCTGCCAGCGCCCTCGGTTCGAGTTGCGGATTTGTCAGCGGTTGAGGATGTGGCCGGTCTCTCGCGCCACGCCGGCCCAATCGGGCTGGCGCTGCGGCGTTGTGCAGCCGGCGAGGATGACAGCGAGAAGGCCGATCAGCGCGCCCTTGCCGGCTTCACCAACGCGGACATGCGGGCCGAGCGTGATGGCCCCGAGCGAAACCGCATAGATGGCGATGGTGAGGGGTGTCAGGGCCGCCCAGAATGGTGAGGCAAAAACGATCAGGGGCAGCGCGAACGCCGTGCCGCTGATCAGCCAGGCCAGTGCATCGGCCCGGTCGCGATGGCGCGGAAAAGCACGATCTGCGGCTCGCTCAATCGGTTTCTCCCACCAGTTTGCGGGGCCCGACCAGTCGCGCTCGCCCTGCCCTAGCATGTACCATCTGCCCCACGGCTGGGTGAGCCAAAGCCACAGGCCGGCGGCGATGATGGCCGACGTGATAACGGGGGAGCCTGCCAGCCATGCGGCAAGGCCAGCCGCCGCGCCGACCACGGGGCGCATCCAGCCAAAGCCGGAACCGCGCAGGGCGTTCAACGCTGCAAGCGCCACCATCGACGCGAGGATCAAAAGCCAGGTCATCGTTTTGCGCCCTCGGGTTGGGGTGTGGGGTGATTCAGTCGGCGGCTGGCAATGCGGGCGCGGCGCGCAGGCGTGCGAGCGTGGTCTCCGTTTCCAGCGCCTCGGCGTCGATCCGCAGGACGCCGGGGACATCGCCCAAGGCGGTAGCGGTCGAGCGCTGCTGCGCCAGATTGGCGAGCCGCGCTTCCAGAAGCGCGATCAGGTCAGGGATCGTCATGTCGAGGCTCCTTAGACCAGCGGGATAAGCTCTTGCGAGATCGTGGACAGGTGAGCCTGCAGCAGCACCACGTCATATTTGTCGGCGTCGTCAATCGCCGCATAGGCCGCCATGCGGCCCCCTGCAGCCGCCGTGCCGGCCTGTATCCAGTCGGTCGGGGTGTAGGGCGACAGGACGCGGTTCTTCACGTCAAAGCGGAAGATTTGATTGAGTTGAGAGGCCACATAGATGTTCATGTAGAACATGCGGCCTTCCTGCCCGTATGGGGAATAGGCCCCGGTCGTGCCCGCGCCGACCGCGCTGAGGCCGCCGTCGTAGGTGATCGCGCCGCTCCATGTGCCGGTGATCGCGCCGGCAATATCGAGCAGGTCGAGGGTGGCCGCACCGCCCCGCCAGAAGTAGCAATGGCTGTGCCGCGCGTACCTTGCCGGATCGGGCTGGATGCCAAAACTCGGCATCCACATGCCCCCCACGGCGTTCGCTGCCGGAGCCGCGCCGAAGTAGGTCGTGGACCATGCGTTGGCCGCGATGGAGTTGGTGCCGTTGTTGATCGTCGCGTCGGTGTAGTTGTAGGCGTAGACGGTTGTCGTCGCGGACGAGCGCAGCAGCAGGATGTTCGGGTATTCGATGACAAACTTGGCCGTCGCCGAGGGCGTCGTGGCCCATGCCGTGCCGAGCGTGTAGACAGGCGACGGGCCTGCCGTATGCGACGCGATGATGCGCCGCTGGCCGACTGCAGCCGGTGTCGTCAGGTCTTGCACGATCCTGATCTGGAAGTTGCGGTATTCGTTCGCGATGACAACAGCGTCGCCGAGCGTCGCCTGTCCGGTCAGGGACGAGGCACCAGAGGCCGTCGCAGCAAGAGCGTTGCGAGAGTTGAGGTTCGTATCATAGACAAACGTGCCCTTGACCATGCCCTCGCCGGGCTCGCAGTCGTAAGGAGTATACTGCTCATCGAGCGCGGCGAAGGCGCTATCGGTGGCGATTGTGGCAGGCAGGTTGGTGTTCGTCAGGTTTGCCAGCGTGTTCGTGGCGACCTCGAATGACCGGAAGATTGTGGCGGCCAGCGCACCCGCCCCGAGCATCATCACGCGGCCCGAGAGCAGTTCGTAGCGAGCGCCGGTTGCGGGCGTGAAGGTGAAGGGGCTGTCGACGCGGATCGCGGGTGTCGTGCCAGCCGTATTGCCGACGATAAAGCGCTCCTCGGTCTTGCCGGCCACAGTGTCGATGATGCGGATTTTGAACCCGAACTCGCCGCTGCCGCCACGATTGGCGAGCATGTTCACGCCAACAGCGGCAGGGAGAGCAGTGGACAGCGTGAAGCCGTTGACGGTCGCGCCCGCTGCAATGGTCCCGACTGCGCCGAAGGCTGGCACGAACACGCTCGTCGAGCCGACAGCGAACGTGCCACCAAGTCCGGGGTTCGCGCCGATCTGCCACGACTTCGTGACGATGTTGAAGCGGTTCAGGATCGCGTTCGAGATCAGGTTATAGGCGAACGGGTTGCGGCTCCGATCCGAACGCATATCGGCGCACATGCTCGATCCGGCGGCGTGCGCGTTTGGCGATGGCGCAACCTGCGCCCACATCATCCGGTCGATGACTTTCTTGAACGTGTTGGCCATGGCCGGTGCCCTTCAGGTGATGCAGGAACGGACGGTCGCCGCCCACGCCGAGGCGTTCTGGTTGAGAGGCAGGAGCCGCCCCTGAATGTTGTCGATGTTGGAGACGTTCGTGAGGCCGCCAACAGTGGTAACAGTCGTCACGGTTGTGACGGTGCCGCCCTCGATGATGCCCGTGACGCGCTGGCGCGACAGCGAGCGATCAAAGCCCATTGGGCTCATCAGCAGGCTGAAGATGCGCCGGAGCAGCCCGGTCACTTCATCGTTGCGGGCAAGACCGCCAAAGGGCTGTTGATCCGGCATGTCAGGCTCCGTCGTTCACGATGAGGTCGATGATGATGCCGTTGGCATCCGTCACCCACCACTGCCAGGGGCCGGCAGCGGTCGGCCGCGTTTGCTGGACATAGACGCCGGATGCGCCGGGGATGCCTTGCGGACCTTGCGGGCCTTCGGGGCCAGCAGGCCCGGTCGCACCTGCTGCGCCGACTGGGCCTTGTGGTCCGGCGTCACCTTGCGGGCCTTCGGGGCCTTCTGGACCTTCGGGCCCGGTTGGCCCGGCTGCACCCGCCGCTCCTGCCGGGCCGGCGGGGCCTTGAGGGCCAGTGTCGCCGGTGTCGCCTTTGGGGCCAGCAGGGCCTGTCGCGCCGGCAGGCCCTTGCGGGCCCTGAATTCCGGCAGGGCCTTGCGGACCGGCTGGGCCCGGGATGTTCGAGACACCAGGCGCGCCCGGCCGCCCTTCGACGCCCATGGCAAGCACAGCGACGCCGGAAGGCGCGGAGGCCACGACGGGCGCAGCCTGGCCAGCCACGCGCAGCGTGAGGCGCGGGATGCGGCGGAGGGTCAGGACTGGGCGCATGACTTACCGGGTGATATCGCGGGCAACTGTCATCGAGCCGGCGACAAGCGTATCGACCAGCCCGGAGCGCGTCACTTCGATGTCATAGACATAAGCCCCCGGCGCGATGCTTGTCGTGCTGGCGCTCGGCGCAATCAGCACGATCTCGCCCGGGTTGAGTTCGATGGTGCCAGCCGCGCGCGAAAACTGGAGCGTGATCGCCGTGGCTTCGGGCTTGACGCGCACATGGCTCCGCGCGGCATCGCCGACAGCCCATGCCGCGCCCTCGATCGGGATGACCAGACGCCAGTCATCACCCGGCGTCAGGCCAGACCAATCGGCCTGCCATGCGGTTGCGGCGGTCATCTCAGAACCGAGCCGCTAAGGCGACGGCTGCAGCGCTTGGCTTTGGCCAGTTGGCATCGTCGGCAGGGTCGAGCCCTTCGGCGGCAATCTCGGGCCAGCGTGCGCGCATCGCATCGATCCAGACCTTGCCATCTAGGGCGGCTTCGAGGTCGGCCTTGTCGGCGGCCGTTCTCTTCCCCTCGGGGATCGCAGCCAGAAGGCCGACATGCAGGCTCATGTTCTGCTGCGTCACCGCCGAGGCGCGGGCGAAAATGCGGCGAGCGCACTCGGCGCGCGCGGAGGCGAGACGAGCCTCGGGCGGTGGAGCCGGCGGCGGAGGAGGGGCTGAGAAAACGCCGTCGGCATAACCCCAGCCCTGCTCCGCCTCGGCCGTGGCCGCGACGAGCGTCGCCGCGATGTCGGGGTGGAGCGCATCGGCGGGGTCAACCTCGCCAAGCGTGATAACTTCGGCCACGCGGCCGTCGGCGATGCGTGCAAAGCGCGTCATGATGATGTCCTTCAGAAGGTGAGGATGACCTGGCCGCCACTGCCGACGCCGCCGTTACCAAAAAGCGCGCCGCCAGAAGCGCCGCCGCCCGGGAAAATACCGGACGGGCCCTGCGCAGCCCCTCCGGTGGAGACCACATAGGTAAAGTTTCCAGTGAAAGAACTGCCGCCCTGACCGAGCACGAACGAACCCGCCCCAATGGGATAGGCACCACCGCCGCCTAACCCTGGCCGGACAATGCTGCCCCCGGCCCCGCCCGAGCCACCTGCGCCGGCAGTCAATTGCAAAGCGCCATTTGCGGACAAACCGCCGCCGCCGCCGATCGCGGAGATCATCGCACCGAAAGACGAGGTCCCGCCATTGCCGCCATTGGTCGGCCCAACCGCGAGCCCCGCTGCTCCACCCGCGCCGACGACGACGTTATAGCTGACGCCCGGCGTGACAGCAAAGACACCCTCGCGATACTCGCCGCCGCCCCCCGCAGAAGCCACCGAGTTGGCTAGTGCCGTTGCACCTCCGCCTCCGCCCCCGCCGCCCCAGCTCTGAACGCGGACGGAGAAAACGCCGGGCGGGCAGACCCAAGAGAACGTGCCGGGGGTGAAATAACCGACCGTCGAGCCCAGCTGAGACTGCGTCATGCCGGCGAGCTGGAAGGCTGCGCCATCATACATCACCCGCGCGACCATGCCCGCGCCAAGATCGCCCGCGATCAGCGCCGCCCCGCCCGGGCGCAGGATGGACCTCGTGCCGCTGAGCCCCGTCACGGCGAGGGTCGCCGCGCCGGTGTTGGTGGCGGCAAGCTTGATGTTGAGCGGGGTGCCCTCGAGCGAGGCCCAATCGGCGGGGGCGGGGTTGAGCGTGATGCTGATAGCGTTGGCCGTGCCGCCAGCCGTGGGATAATTCATGCGCTGCGAGCGCACGGCGCGGGCGATGAGCGCGTCGTCTGTGTTGTCGTCCGGCACGCCGGAGCGGCGCACGAGGGCGCGCAGGTTGGCTGTCAGAAAATTGGCCCAGCCGGCGCGCCATTCGGTGCCGTCACGCAGCAACGGACTGGAGCAGTCTCTTGCCCAATCATCCGGCGTGGAGGGTGCATTTTCGGGAGTGAGCGCGGCGCGTGTGGCGGACGGCCGCGCCGCGCCGAAGGCTCCGAAGCCAAACAGGTTGCCCATGGCATGTCCTTTGGTTGCGAGAACTAGTTGACCGTGACAAAATCGAGATCGGCATGCGCTGGCGCGATGCGGCGCATGAGGCAGACGAGCGGGGTGATGTCCGGCGGGCAATCGAAGCCGTCACCGAACAGCATCAGGCCGAACAGCGGGGCAGTGCCGGCGGCAGCGACATAAGCCGGGGACGCCGCAAGATCGACCGTGACGAACCAGGCGACGCCCTGCACGGCGCCGAAGATCAGCGGACCAAACAGACCAGCACCAAAGCCGCAATCCTCCGGCCCCGTGACGAACTCCTGCCGGATCGTGATGCTCCAGCCGCGCCGGAGCGCTGCGGCGATGGCATAATCCGTTGTTGAATCGCCAACGGCGTTGGCTTTCTCGCACGGGTCGGCAAACGGGTCGCAGCCGTCCGGCAGGCCATGCTCAAGCGCCCACAAATCGCGCGTCTCGATCGCCGTCGAGCAGAAGAACTCGTCGACCAGATCGCACAGCCGCGCATCCGTGCGGGCAAAGCTGGCGCCCATTGCGTCAAACACATGGCCCATGACCGAGCCGGGCAGGCCGTCAAAGCCACCATGACGCCAGGCATCGCCGCGCGGGCGCAGCGCTGCGAGCGCCGCAGCGTGCTCGGCGGCGGAAAGGCAGGTGCTGGCACTCATCAGACGAAACTCAGCGCGCCCATGACGGCCACCTCACCGGCTGCCAGCGTGATGTCGGCGGCAGGCAGCGTGACGCTGTGCCGCTGCTCGCCCGAGGCATTCGCTGCAGCTTGCCATATCCATGACCGGGAGAACGTCTGCGCCGTGGCGAGGAAGGGCATGGATGGATGCGGCGAGGCAATGCCAGCGACCCGGCTTTCGCGGGCAAAGGTCGCGGCAATCTCGGCCGCCACCGCGCTCCGGGCCTCCGGCGTGTCAGGTGCGAGACCGGCGATTGTAACAGGCACGGCGACAGGGGTGGCGGCGCGGACCACGCCGAGCCCGGCACCGGGCGCGGCGGCAAGAAGGGCTGCGCGCACGATGGCGAGATCGCTGTCGAGCGGCAGCCCATTGGCGCGGGAGCCGTCGAAAAATGGATAGACCACGACAGTGCCGCGCCCGGAGCCAAGCGGCTCGATGAAAGCGCGCGTCACACCCGGCACGGCCAGCGTGTAGCGCAGCCAGTCTGCCGGCGCGCCGGCATGCTCGGGGAAGGCCTTGGAAAACAGAAGCCGGGAGCGGTAGGCGTCATCACTTTCGGTATCGGCCGCGCCGCCCAGCCCGCCTGCAGCAACCTCGAACGTGGCCACACCGGTGAGGCCGGACTGCGCGGTGAGAACGGCAGCCGCAGCCGTGGCCGCAGCCGCGCCGGGCTCAACGGCGGTGACCGCGACGGTGGCGATGGAGGCGTTGACAATGGCGCCGGCATCGGCGGTGAAGGTTGCCCCGTCAGAACGGGAAAGGATCGCGCCGGCGGCCAGCGTCGCAGCCCCGGCAGCCGTCATGATGATGAACCCGCGCGCCGGCGCGGCAGCCTTGCGTGGCACCGCCGGCTTCATCTCGGCGCCGTGGCGGTCGAGCTGGTCGGCGTCGCAGGTCAGCACGAAGCGCTGGTCAGCCGCCCAGGCGGCATGCAGGTGGATGCCGTAAAGGCCCCCCGCGATGACCTTGGCGGTGGGGTGCAGGTTGTTGCGGGCGAGCGCCGCGTCGGCGCCCGGCAGGGCCGCATTGAAATCGCGGACGCTGTCAGTGACCAGCGCGTCAAGGGTCGGGGTTTGCCAGCTCATCGTGTGATCTCGCGCCAGAGCCGCTCGAAGCGGCGGTCGTAGACGAGCGCGCCGTCGCGCCCCCTGATGACGATCTGCAGCCAGACGCCGCGTTGTCCGTCGATGACGCCGCTGGTCACATCGACGGACGCAGCGACCTTGTCGCGCAGCATCCAGTTGAGCGCTTCCTCGGCGTAGAGCCGGGCGAAAGCGGCGTTGCGCTCGGAGGTGACCTCGTTGCGCAGCAGCCAGAGGTGGCTGCCGATTTCTTCCGGCTGCCGGCCTTCGGGCGCGACAGCATCACCCCACCAGCCGCGCCGATCGGGCTCATCCGGCCGCCAGCCTTCCGGCGCACGGCGATCAGTGAACAGCGAAATGATGACGGCAGAGGCAAGCTGGCCATCAGCGCCAAGGCCGCCGGGGTTGACCGGATCATTCGCCGCAGCGACGGACCAGTCGCCCAGCCCTTCGGCCTCGATCCAGCCGGTCGTCCACGGCAAGGCCGGCGTCGCGGCATCGGCGCGGGTGATGGTGACAGGATAGGTCATGTAATCTTTCCGCCGCGCCTGCACGCCGCCCACCAACCCATGCCGGCGCGGCGATCAGAGAATGGCAAACACCTTGCTGGAGGGACCGCCGACAGTCTGCACGGCCTGGCCACCGGGCCCGCCGAGATCGATGCGGGTGTCGGAAACAATGACCTTGAGCGCACCGCGCGTGATCTCGACAGACCCTGCGGCCGCCCTGATCTCGACCCCGCCGGACATTTTCGCATAGACGATGTTGCCTGCCTGATCGTAGAGCACAGCCCCGCCGGCGACCGTGCTGCGCGGACGGCCCGACGTCTCGAACCCGAGCGCAAGCAACCGATCGCTGGAGCCGATGCGCGCGGCATAGCCGACCGCACCAGCCGGTGCGCTCGACGAGAAGCCGTGGACGCCGGCGCGCGCAACTTTGGTGAATTCCTCGCCGGCAAAGCCCTTGAAGCTGAGCAGCTGCTGCTCGCCGGAATCGTCGAGCCCTGTCAGCTCGCCGCGCAGGATCAAGGACGAATCGTACAGATCACGCATCGTCAGACCCTGCCTTGCCGGCATCCCAGGCCTTGCCGCTCTTGCCACCCTTGGCCTTGCCGCCGCCGAAGCTGCGAGGGTCGACCAGGGACAACGCGGCGAAGGTGCCCTCCTCCGATTGCGAGAGACGAACCTTCTTGATGGTCATGTCCTGCGCGAGGCCGAGCGCGGCAATGGAAACATAGACATTCCAGCCCGGCTGCCAGAGGGCGCCGGAGGCGTCACGCCAGCCCACGATCTTGACCTCGCAAGTGGTGCCCTCGCCGACGGCGCGGTCGCGGTGCCAGCGGGCCCGCTCGCGCGCATCCTCCTGTGCCACGGCCTCGGGCGGCACGATCACGCGCAGACGGTTGCGGCCGCCGCCCTCGTCAGAGGCTTCGCCCTCGACGCGCAGCCGGGCCGGCGCATACCCATCGGGGGCCTGCGCGCGGACCTTGACCTTGGCGAAGCGCTTGGAATCATCGTGCACGGCGCTGGCATCGACCAGCAACGGCCAGAAGTTGTCACCGTCGCGGATCTCGCCAGCGTGACGCTTTTTTGCCTCTTTCGCGAACTTTAGATCGCCCTTCGGCGTGTCGGAGATGGTGAAGCCTTCAGCCCGCGCCCAGCGCTCGGCAGCGGAAAACACCGTTTCGCCGGGCCTGAGCCGGAACAGCGGCCGGGACTTCAGCGAAAGGTCGGTGTCGATGCTGACGCCGTGCGTCTTGGCCAGTTCGCCGATGGCGTCCCTGGCCGTCTTGTCGCGGAACTCGCCGGTCTTGTGGTCGGCGGCGCTGTCGATCACGTCGCCCGTCTTCGAGCGGCCGGAAATCGACAGCTCCTGCTCTTCGCCCTGGATGCGTGGCGAACGCTTTTCGACATGGCCGGTCAGGATGAGATCGCCACCACCCGGCGCGAACGGCTCGCCGCCGGATTGCGTGCGGATCGTGCAGGCGGCGCGGGCCAGCAGGTCGATCATCTGCGCCTGATCAATGTCAGGGTGCTTGACCTTGGCCTCGAAGGCGCGCGCCGCTTCATCATGGGCGATGGAGATTTCAATGGTCTGCGGCTGCAGCTCGAGGCCGCCGGCCGCGATGGTGACGATCTCGAACGCCATCAGGAGGCCAACGCTTCAAACCGCTCGGGCAGCGCGGCCGGGTTCGGGCTGCGCGTGCGGCGGGCCAGATCGACGGCGCGCTGCGGGTCGTTGTAAAGCCGGTGCGCCCACCACAGCGCCGGCAGGCGGCGCGGCGCGGCCACGGTGATCAGCGGGGCAATGGCGGTGGCCTGTGCGGTGATCAGCTCGACCGCGACGCCTTTCATGGCGGAGAGTGCGCCACGCAAATCAAAGCCGGCGCGACCGGCACGGGCCAGCGCATCGTCGAACACGGCAGCGGCAAGGCTGCGGGCCTCGATGGCGGCGGCGCGGTCGAGCCAGTCGGCACGGGCCAGAGCTTCACCCACGGCAAGCGCGCGGGCGGCAGCAGTGAGCGCGACGATCTCGCCCGCATTGGCGGCAATGACGGTCGAGAGGCCCGAGGAAACAGCAGCAGGCGCAGGCTCGGCGGGGCGGCCTGCGGCGATCACGAGGCTCAGCAGACCGGCAGGCTCGGCAGCGTCGCCCAGCGCAATGGCGGCGGCGGCAAGGCCGGAGCCGAACCCGGCAGGGTCGGCGGGAAGGTTGCCCACACCAGCCAGCATGGCTGTGAAAGGCGCGGCCAGCGCGGCCTGGGCGGCGGGCCCCAGCCGGGATGCCTCGCGCAGGGCGATGAGGTCGCCAGCGGCACTGGCTCCGGCATTGACAGCGGCCTCGCGCACAGGAGCGGGCTGGCCGGTCAGCGTGATCGCGCGCGAGGCGTATCCCGCCATGGCCGGGATCATGGCCGCAGCGGCGGAGAACAGCGCCGATTGCAGCGCGCCGATCGAGAGCGAGACCCCTGCCCTGTCGGGCTCGGCCACCGCCTCGAGATCGACCGCGGCATAGCCGAGCCGGTCCTTTTCAAAGGCGCGCTTCGCCTTGGTCAGCCGCACGCGGGAAATGATGAAATCGGGCAGCACGAGCACGCCACGATGGGCGGCCTCGGGCATCGCCGTCAGGGCGGCGGCGCGGGCATAGGCGAAATCGCCGGTCAGATAGGCCGTGACCTCGAAGGCGCGCGCGGCAGGGCCGAAGCTTTCCAGCACATGCCCGCCATTGGGGATAAGCGTCTTGGCGACGCGCTGCCCGGCCTCGACATGGGCGCGGTCCACATAGAACGCAACGCCGTTGAACGAGGCTGGCAGAAGGCGATCCGTCCAGGACATGACCTATCGCGCCTCGTTCATGGAAGGGCCCGTGTTCAGGCCGGAAAGGGACAGTGACGGAGCCCTGAGCGAATTCAGCTGGCGCTGGATGCGTTGGATCGCCACCGTCGCCTCAGCCTCCATCCTGATCAGGCCGGATGACAACCCGCTGGCAAGCGCGTTGCCGGCTGCCTGCCCGGCCGGGCCGAGCGCGTCGATGGTCGACTTGACCTCGCCGGCCTTCGAGATCACATCACCGAAGTCTCCGGCGACGTTGACCCTGGCCTTGCCGGTTTTGGGGTCCACGGAGGTCAGCGGCGTCGAGCCGAACTGGCCGAGGTTGGACATGCGGCCCGAGGACCGATCAGCAGCATCGCGGGCAATGCTGGCATTGCGCTGCTCGGCGGCGCGGGCCTGATGGATGCGGCGCGCCACCTCGTCGGAATGGTCGGCGGCATCCTCGCGGGGGTCAGTGAGCCCCATCGCGGCGCGCCGCTGGCGCACATAGCCGCCAGCAGCCGAAGAGGCCGCAGCACGGTTGACCCGCTGGCTTTCAAGGGCAGCGCGCTGGGCTTCCACATCGCGGTCGACACGGGCGAAGCGAGCGGCCTGATCGGTGTTCGACCCGAAACCGGATGTCAGACCCTTCACCCATTCCAGAACAGGATCAGGCTCGTTGCGATTCCGGACCACCCCCGTCATCGGCTCGATGTATTCGTCCGGGTTCATCTTCTGGCCGTAGCGCTCGCGGTAATAGGCGAGCATGACCTGAATACGGTTGGTGCCGTTCTCCAGCGAATCGACCGCCGTGTTGATACCGTCGGCGACGCTGCCCCCGAGGATCTTGAGGCTGTTGCCCATCCGCGCCATCAGAACGTCGATGGCCTGCGTGGCGCGGTCGATGCGGTTGAAATCCTTTTCGGTTGCCAGCTGGAAGCCGGCGCGGACCGAACCGAGCGCCTTCTGCTTGTCAGCAGCGATGCCCAACAGCTTGTTGAGGTTCGGCAGGGCGCTCACAAGGCGGCCGATGTCGTCGCCGTATTCCTTGCCGAACATCTTTTCGAGCGTCTCGATGCGCTTGGTGCCCTGCAGCTTGTCGAGCGCGCCAAGCATCTGGAGGATCGCGCCGGTCGCGTCCTTGCCGACCGCCTGCTTGAACTTGCGGGCGTTGATGCCCACCGACTGCAGCCCCTCGACGAAGCCCTTGTCGCTGCCGGAGATGCGGCCAAACAGGGCATTAAGGCCCATGGCAGCGGTCTCGGTGCGAACACCCAGCTCCTTCAGCGACGCACCGAAGGCGATGACGTTCTCGGCACCGATGCCCAGCGTCTTGCCGGTGCCGCCAGCGCGGCGCAGGATGTCAATCAGATCGGTTTCCTTTGACGCCGAATTGTCGGCGACGGTGTTGATCGTGTCGCCGATCTCCTCGATGCGCTTCTGGTTGGCCTGATAGATGTTGCCGATCTCGGCAAGGGCCTGCGAGGTTTCCTGCGCATTGGTGCCCCAGGCGACCGTGGCCTTCGAGGCGTATTCGGTGAAGCGCAGGAGGTCGTCCTTTGGGCGGCCGGCGAAGCCCGCGGCGGCCAGCATGCCGGCCAGCTCTTCCTTGGTCTTGCCGGTGGCGCGGGCGAGGTTGAGCACCTCGTCCTCATAGCGCTTCAGCGACTCGCCGGAGGCATTGGTCGCGCGCTGCACGTCATACATGCTGCGCTCGAGCGAGATGGCGGAACGGGCGGCCCGCATCGCGCCAAAGCCAGCGCCAGCGCCTGCCAGCACGCCCTGCAGGTTCCCCAGCAGGTTCATGCCGCCAAGCCTTGCGGCAGCAGCGGCTTGCGTGCGGCGGAACCGCTCCAGCTCGGCCGCCGCCGAAGCGAGACCGGGCCGCAGCCTGTTCTGTGCTGTGATCAGCGCCTCGGCGCGGACAGTGGTGCCCATGATGTCACGCCAGGATGATGGAGAGCCAGAGGTCGAGCTTGCGCGGGGTCAACCGTTCAAGATCGGTGAGGGAGACCCCGTTTCGGACGGCGGCGCGGACTTTTGCGGCGAGGTCTTCCGCCCGCGCTCGAAAAAATCCACCAGCACCTCTTCGATCAGCAGGCCGAGGCGCAGATCGCCCTGCCGGCCGATCATGTCGGCGTCGTGGTCTGTCACCAGCAGGCGGAACCATGTCAGCAGGCAGGCCCGGTCGACGACACGCATGACCGCGCCCTTGTCGACCAGCCAGGTGACCGGGTCGCCATGCTCCAGAACCTCCATGACCGTCGGCGACCGGAAGGTCGCGAACGGCATGGGCTTGTCATGGAACAGGATGGGCGCGGCGAAATGCAGCCGGACCTTGTCGTCTGGCAGATGCTCGATCCTTGGCAGATCAGCGCTCACCGGCGGGTTTCCAGAAAACCTTCAGCCTGCAGCGTCACGCCGGTGACCTCGCCGGTCATGTCGTCAACGCTCGGGCGGCCGAGGAAGGACGCGCCGGAGAAGGTGCGGTCGACCTTCTCGGTATCATACATCACCGTGACGGTGACACCGGACAGCTCCATCAGCGCGTCGATGCCGATCTCGGCACCGGAAAGCTGGCGGTTGGAATACGAGAAGGAAGCCTCGTAACCCTCGAACCGCGCCGAGCGGTCGAGCGTGCCGTCGGTGTTCGCCACCTTTTCATAGGTCATGCGGCCCGGCATGTGCGAGACGCTGCCGCGCAGCGAGAGATTGCGGCCATCGGGCAGCCGCAGTTTGATCAGTCCGCCGAAATCGGCCATGGCGTGGTGCTCCTGCTAAAAGCGCGATGCCGCAGGTGCACGGGGCCCGCGCGGCGAAAGGGTGAGAGGCGGTGAGATTCGCGGGCCGTTACGCCCGCGGATACTGCGCGTAGATGCGGGCCGAGGCGGCGAGGATGTCGAGCGGGTTCACCCGGTCGAGATCCATGCCGATGTTGACCCGGGCCGGGTTGGAGGCGTCGCGGACAACCTCGATGCGGCGGGCAAACTCCCCCGTGTTCTCGAACAGGCCGCGCGAGACCAGATCGCCATAAAGCGCGATGCAGTCCGACTTGATGTCGGCCACCGTCGAGATCGTCGGGATGTTCGAGGGGTTGGCGTCGGCAATTGCCTTGTTGGAATGGCGGAAGCCGAGGCCGGCGCGCATGTAGCGCAGGCCATGGATCACCTGCGCAATTGCCTGGATGTCGCGGAAGGCCGTGTCGGGCTGGCCCTGCGCGTTGAGGCGCTGCATGGTGACGGCCTTGTTAACCGTGACGCGGCCATCAGCCGAGACCGCCCAGGTGCTCATGCCATTGACATTGAGCGAGTTGCGGGTGGCGTAGTTCGGCCAGACAGCGCGGTCGCGCGGCGGGCGCACGCCCTCAATGGCGAGATCAGACTGGTTGCGGGCAGCGTTGCCGTTGGTGTCGTCGGTCAGCCATGGCAAGATGCGGCCGACATAGCCGGCCAGCCATTCCCAGCTCGGCGTCGGCGAGGCGGTGCGCGCCAGAGCCGACAGGTGCCGGTCATTGTAGGTCTGGCCGTAGCTGACCTGAGCGGCAGTGTTGCCGGTGTTGACGGTGAAGTAGTGGCCATAAAACTGCTGGTTCCATGCCCAGCGGCCGGACACATCCGAGAAAGCAGCGATGGCCGAGGCCATGTTGGTGGCATCGCCGAAGGGCGAGACGATCCAGTCGAAGGGCAGCTCGCCAAGTGCAGCCAGAGCGGCGGTGATGGTCGGCGCGCCGGTGGGCGGCACGGTGTTGGTGATGGTGAGCACCGCACCGGCGAAGATGTTGCCGGCGATGGCGGGGTCCGCGAAGATTTCCAGCTCGGACATGATCGCGCCGGGATGGCGGGCGGTGAGCGTGACCACGGCAGCGGCAGCGCTCGCCGTGACCGGCAGATAGGCCAGCGTGAGCGGGTCGACGAAAGCGTTGATCGCGGCGGCAAGGCCGGTCGCGGTCTGCGCGGCGGTTTCGGAGGCAGCCTTCGAGTAGGGAATGCGACGGCCGGCAATCTCGAGCACGCCATCGCCAGCAGCAGCCGGCAGCGAGCCGACCGTGACAGTCCAGGCACCGGCATTGCCAGAAACCGGGATCGAAACCACGTAGAGCTGCGCGGCGGGCGCATTCATCCGGGCCACGCGGAACGACTCATAACCGAGCGACCCGAGGCCGAAGAAGGTTGCGGCTTCCTGCACGGTCGAGCAAGGCGTCAGCACGTTGTCGGCCAAAGTGCCGGCGGCGGCCTTCAGCCCGACGATCACGCCGATCGACTGGCTTTCGAACTGGCCGCCGCTCTTGACCTCGAAGAAGGTGCCGGGCGCGACAAGCCCCGCGCCGGGAATGAAATCGAACAGAACGCCCATGGATCAGGCTCCCTTTGTGGTGGCGGCGCGATCGCCGGCGGTTGGTTTCGGAGGTTCAGGCGGCGCGATCACGACGCTGCCGTCGGCCAGGCACTGGGCCCAGAACATATCGACGGCGGAGACCGTGAACGGGACGGACGGCGCGAAAACGCCGGGCTGTCCCGGCATGGGCAGACGCGAGGCCGGATCAGCGAGGCAGACGGTGAGCGTGGTCATGGAGCCTCAAGGTGCAGTGTCGATGGAACCGCCGACATCGCCCAGCGGGCGCGGGGCGGCGGCGGGATCGCGCGGTGGGGTGGCTTCGCCCGGCACACGCGCGAGGCGGGTGGCGAAACGCAGCTCCTGCAGCGCGACAAAGGCATCGGGCGCCGAGACGGCGGCGGCGACGGTGTCGGCAATCGTGCGGCCGTAGGTTCCGGGCGGGAGCGCCTCGGCCACGGAACGGAAGGGCTCGGGCAAGGCGGCCAGCCCGTCGCCGATTTCCGGCCAGGGCAGGCAGCGCCTGACGCGGCAGGTGTATTCGATGCGGGCGGCCGAAAGGCGCACGCCGCTGTCAGCATCCTGCCAGCCACGGCGGTCGACCTTGTTGACCGCAACCAGAACATGCCGGAGCGGGCCTTCCATGCGGGCGTGGGTAAGCGCCTGCCGGATCTGCTCCGAAATCAGATCGAGCATCGCCTCGGCAATCTGGTCGGACGCCGCTGCCGGCTCGATCCTGAGACCGTCATCGCCGGAGATGGCAACCGGGACCATGACCTCGAAGACCAGCGCCACGGTTTCGTCGCCGTCGAGGATGTCAGGCTCGGAGCCGATGCGCTCGACCTCCGCCGAATCGGTGAACACCAGAATGATCGGCAGCGACGAAGCGGGGTCGGTCGCGGCTTGCGCCGGGATGTCGCTTTCATAGACGCGGTGCTGCGCCGAGGTTGGCCAGCGCGCGGGCGAGCCCGCTGTCAGCGCAGCCACGGCAGAGAGGCGCAAGGCGAGCTGTGACAGGCTCATGATGCCTTGATCCGGTTGAGGGTGAGGCGCAGGCCGGCCCCGCCGTCGGGCATCACCTCGGCGATGCGATAGCGGGCGGTTTCGCCGTCATAGGTCAGTTCGTCATTCTTGCGCGGGCGCCAGGCCAGATGGGCAACCTTGAGCGTGGCGATGTGGTTCACGGCATTGACGCCGGCGCGAAACGCCCCGGAGGAGCGGCCCATGCCGTTGTCGCCGGTCTCGACCGATCCGGTCCATTCCGAGCGGATGACAGCCAGGCCGGGCAGAACCGGGCGGGCCGGATCGGCCTGCGGTTCGGCGTTCGGCGCGGCGGCCATGGGCCAGAGCGTGCAGCCATCCACCTCGCCGAAGAACGAGGACGCCACATCGAGCGTCAGCGCATCGAGAGCGGCGAAAGCGGAGGTCATGCGGCGGACGCTTTCAGGCGTGCCCCGCGATGATCGCGGTCAGCTCGCGGATGAGGTTGGCAGGCAGGCGCGCGCTGGCGTTGACCATCCACATGCGCTGCGCGCCGGGCTGGATCATGCCTTCGGGGAGGCCGGGACCGTTTTTCTGGCCGAAGCCCCAGCGGCCCTCGCCGAACCGCTGCCAGACCTTGTGCGACAGGCCAGACCGCTTGCGGCGGGGGAACTTGCCAGAGAGATAAAATGAGCGCTCGATGATCCGGCGCCCGCCCAGCCAGTTGATCGACACACCTTTCGGGGTCTCGCGCGGCTGATAGTAGATCGCGTTGAGCCCGTTGCCGAAGCCGACAACAGAATAGGCCAGGTTGGTCGCATGAGCCCGGCGCGTTGATGTCCAGCGGCTGACAGCATCGCCCAACGGCGCTTTTGCGTAAGGATGCGATTTCAGCCCAAGGATAGCCCGGACCGATCGCAGATAGGCCGTTCGCGTCGGCCCACCAGCGCGGTTAAGAGCGCGGGCAATGCCCTTGTTGGCGCGGGGGCCAGCAGCGGCAATCAGCTGTGCGGTGATCTTCTCGGTCAGAACGCGGGTTTCAATCGAGATGGTCGACACGCGAGAGTCCTATCGACCGATGCGCGCCAGCGTGGCGGCGGCGGCCGAAGCGGCGCGGGAGGCGACAGACACCGCATCCCGCGCCAGCGAGGGCGCGACCGAAGCCAGCGCCGCCAGAGCCGGCGCGATCTGGCCTGCCCGCACATGGACGAGCGAGGCCGAGATCATGCCGGAGCGGGCAGCGCAGCCGGAGCAGGGCATCAGATCTGCTGCAGGCGAACGAGGCCGACCGCAGACGGGTTGACCGCGACGGCAGCGGCGTGGCCGATCTTCTTGTTCGAGCCGACCGTGGTCGTGACGTTGAAGGCGGTGTTGTCCCAATACAGGGCCGCGCCTTCGGTCCATGCCTGGGCAGAAACCTTGGCGTGCTCGATGACGCCCTCGACCTGACCCGTGAAGGTCACGCCGGCGGCAGCCGAAGAGATGGCCACGACGAACAGGTCGCCGATCAGATAGCCACGGCCGGCGACGACGCCACCGGCGGGAGCGGTCAGGGGAATGCGATCCCCATCGCGGATGTAGGTCTTCATGGTGATGATCCTCGATTGATGAAAGCGGGAGCCGACCCTGCGGGTCTACGCCGCCGGCTGGTTGGCCGACGGCGGAGTCGCCGGGAGCGTTATCAGGCGCCGGGGTTGCGGTAAGCGGCGCGCCAGTCGATGCCGCCGCAGCCGAAGTCATGCTCGACCGAGAGCATGGTGCCCTGCGTGCCGAAGGGATCTTCGATGCGGATGCGCGGCGCGGTGTAGCCATTGAGCAGGCCCCAGCGGAAGTTCGAGCGCACGGATGGCTCGGTGTACAGTTCCCATGCGTTACCGACGATCATCTGCGACACCACCGGGCGCAGCGACCGCATGGAGGCTGGCACGGCCGTGGCATTGGTGGCCGGGGTGATCGTGGTGAGGAACTGCTCGGCGTTGGTTTCCTGTGCGGGGCCAACCAGCAGGATGCGCGGCGCATTGAAGAGCAGCTCGTTGCCGGTCTCGCCGGCCTTGGCGGGCAGCGAGCGATAGGCACGCATGGCCGCACGGGCTGCGCCGATGTTGGCGACGTTGATGACCGTGCCGGAGGCGGCGAGGTTGCCGCGCGCCGTGGCGAACATGGCCGCCGCGCCTTCAAGCAGGGTCGGGCCGGCGCCGGAGTTGGCAGCCTTCATGGCATAGAAGGTGCGCTCCTCGAACAGCGCCACGGACTGGCCATAGGTGGCCAGCACGCGGGCGATGCCGCCCAGGCTGTCATTGACCATCAGCTGGCGAGAGATCGACAGGCCGATGGCATAGGGGATGACCGAAACCGTCTCCTTCTTTTCGCCGACCGAGCCGAACTGAATCTTGCCAGCCTCCGCGATGGGCTGAAGCAGCGGGAAGTCGCCGACCGTCACGGTGTCGTGCGGGCGGAAGTCGTTGAAGTCCTCGCGGACAGCAATCTCGCGATAGGTCTGCGGGGCGAGATCGTAGGACGCGCCGAGGCCGCGGTTGAGTGCGTTCTCGAGCAGGATCGGGAAATCGCTCGTGGTGTGCAGGGCGCGCTGGATCAGATCCGACCGGCCCGCGAAGTTTTCCGGCACATGGCGCTCATTGAGACGCTCGGCGGCGAGCGAAACAAGGCTGCGGCCCATGAACGGGCGGGTCGATTCCGGCACGTCGCCGGCTGGCGCATTGGGCAGGAAGGCGCGGGACAGCGCGTCCTGCATGCCGAGGCGGCGGGTTTCGGTTTCGTCACGCTCGATCCGCACATGCGAAGCCGGTGCGTGGCGGGCGGTAAGCTGATCGAAGGCCGCAGCGCGGAACTGGTCGAGGCTCATGCCCTCATTGATGCCGCGCGCAACCAGATCGGCGGGCAGAGAGTGCTGCGAGCCGAGCGCGTGGATGCCGGCGGCGCGGGTGCGCTCGGCAGCGAAATCCGGAGCGGATGCGCTGGGGGATGGTGCAGCCGCGCGGGTTTCGACCGGCGCGGCAGTGGTGACGGGGGCAGTGATAGGGGTAGGAGCCGGCGATTCCGCCGACGGTGCATTGCGACGCATATCGTCGATCTCCTGTTGAGAGGCGGGAACCGCAGCGCGGACGCGGGCGGCAGGGTCGGCGGGAACCGAAACGAGGGAGACTTCGAGAAGCTCCCAGCGGTCGGCGCGCCAGACTTCGACTTCGTTCTCGACCTGAGACAGTGTCCAGGTGAGAACGCGATAACCCATGGAAACGCCGGGAACCTCGCCGCGCGCGACCATGGCCTCGGCGCTGCGGCCGGCCTCGGTGTCGGCGAAGGTGGCGCGGCCGACCAGAAGCCCGCCATCAAAGCGGACATCAGAAATCGAGCCCAGAATGTCGCCGATGCTTTCCTGACGATGGCTGTCAAGCAGACGCACCTGACCGTCGGCGGCGCGGGCCAGATCGACTGCTTCCGGCGCGATGGCCAGCTCTTCGAAAATGCCCCAGCGGCGCACGCGGGCACCGGAGGACAACACAAGATCAACCGTGCGCGACGTGGCGTTGTAGCTGCCGGGGGCGAAGCGGACAGCCGCATCGCCGGTGCGGCGGTCGAGCGTGGAGCCCGGAACAAAGCCCTCGGGCGAGACGGCGGGCGCGGCGGAACGGGTGCGAATGGTCATTCTGTCGAACCTTGCGGGTTGGCCTCGGCAGGCGCGCCCGCTGTCACGGCCTGGCCGGTGCGGGTGCGCTGGCGCGCGTCGGTTTCGTAGATCTGGCCGTCGCGATCGGCGGCCTCGAAATAGGCTTTGGTCTCGGCCATCACTTCACGCCAGTCGCGGCCCCAGGCCTCGACGAAGTCCTGCGGCGACATGCGCCCGGCGCGGACGGCGAGGATGTCGGCCTCCATTTCCTTAACCGGATCAATGGCCTCGAAAGCGGGCATGACCGGCTGCCAGCGATAGCCGCCGGCGCGGGGGCGCAGACGGCCGGCGAGCTGGGCACGGTCGAGGAAGCGGGCCACGATGCGGTTGATGGCCTGCGGGACAAGCGTGTTCCACTGCCAATCCGCGATGTTGCGGCGGAACTCGAGGCGCACGGCGCGCAGCGAGGAAAAGTTGTGGGCCGTCGGATCGCCCGTGAGCTGGTCATAGGTGACGCCTGTGCCGGCGCTAATTCCCATCAGTGTGGCGCGGGTCACCGGCTCGAAAGCGGTGTTGCCGGCCGGCACGAAGGGCGTGGCCTCTTCGCCGGGGCGGAGATACTGCACGGCGCCGGGGCGCATCTGCGACAGGCGCTCACCGTCATCGCCTTGCGCGATCTTGCCCCCGATCGAGGCAGCGCTGTCGCTGGTCTTGACGATGAGGCCAATGGCGGCCTCCATCCGCGCCTTGACCACCAGCGCGTCCATCAAATCGGCATAATCGCGCGAGGCCATCAGCACCGGCGCAAACACCGGGACGCCACGCACCTGGCCGGGGCGCAGGCGGCGGGCGATGTGGACCACATCGGCGCGCGGCGTGAGCCGCGAGGACAGCCGGCCGAGGCCGATGCGATCTTCGCCAGGCATGGCATCATGCAGCCAGTAACCGAGACGCTCGTCATTCTCGCCCAGCTCGACACCAAGCCGGGCGCGCTGGGCGCTGGAGGCGGTGAGCGAACGGTCGCGCAGCTCGTCGATCAGGTCGCCCTCGCCGACGTGCAGCAGCAGCGGCACAGGCAGGCGGGCCGAGATCGGACGATCCAGCATGCGGATGATGCTGTCGCCACCCTCGAGCGCCGAGCGGAAAGCGAGGGAGAGAAGGCCGTTAAAGCCTGTTTCGCCCTCGATGTCGCAGGCGTCGATCCATTCATTCCACAGGGCCTGGACAGCCTTGTCGGTGCGGTCCGAGCCGGTGTCGAAGCGGATCGTCAGATCCGTGCCGATGACGTGGGTGGTCAGCACATCAAGCGTGCGCTGGCCGATGTAGGTATTGCGCACCAGCTCGCGGGAACGTTCGCGCAGGACGGCGAGCGAGCGGCCAACCTCGGCATTGACCGAGGGCGCGCCACGGCGAAACGAGGCCGTGCGGCGGCCGTTCTGGGCCGCGTCATAGGCGCGGTGCAGATCAAGCGCCAGCCGAGCCTGGGCGCGCGAAAGGCCGAGCCGCGGGGCGACGGCGGCGATGGCGTTGTCGAGCCAGCGCATGTCAATCCCGGCTGTGCTGTGCGTAGGACGGCGCGCGGGCGGCGTTTCCGGCCGCTGCGGCGACATCCTGCTGCATGGAGGCCAGCAGGCGCTCCATTTCATCGAGGCTGCGCAGCTCGACCTTGCGCGAGGTATCGCCGGAGCGGAACTCGGAGATCTTCGCACCCGTGGCGATGGCGCTCTTGAGCCGGTCGATGTCGGCTTGCGTCCAGGCCATCGGGTCAGTCCTCAGCGGTCAAGCCAGTTGGCGCCGCGCCCTGCCAGCCAATCGTCGGCAGGCGGGGCGGGCGTGGGTTTCGGTGTTTCGGGCGGCGCGGTGCCGGCGGACGGGGTTGCCCCCGCGATCATGTCGAACAGGCTGGGCTCGACCGCTTCGGGCGGCAGGCCACGCTCGCGGGCCAGGGCGCGCCACTGGTCGGGTGTCATCGACGACAGGCCGAGATATTCGGCCAGCGCCATGTTGTAGACGCGGCAATCGAGGAAGTGATTGTCGCGAAGCTTTTGCCACTTCTTGCCGGCGGGCCGGCCCCGGACCGTGATATCGGCCAGATGCTCGCCGGTGAGCTGGAGGAAGTACTCCTCATCCAGCCAGCCGCCAAAATGGCAATAACCCGCCGGAGCGGAGGCGACATCCGCGCCATCACGCACTTTGCCGAGGTCGAGATAGACGCTCGACTTGAGCGGCCAGGTGCCGACAGCCCAGAGGCGGACGCCCTGCTTGATCTTGCGGCCTGCCAGATCGATGTCGACCAGCTTCGGCGTGCCGATGGCTGGCAATCCCCAGCCGTCCTGTCCCTTGATGGCCAGCACCAAATCGCGGCCCGTGATCGGGTGGGCGCGCTGGACCGAGCGGGCGAAAGCATAGACCACCGGGGCGCGATAGCCCGAATCGATGGCCAGCGCGTCCACGCGGCGGGTGCGGCCGAAGGCGTCGGGCCATTCGGCATCGAGCACCTCGCGCCGGAGCCGCTCGAAGACCGGGGCCGAGGCGCTTTCAGTATCGCCGCCGAGATATCCGGCCTCGACCACGTAAGAGCGGCGGTCTGCCGTCCAGGCGATGACCTCATACCAGACACCGCGCATCTGCACGTCGGCAGCGGCGGTGAGCAGCAGCCCGTCGGGCGGAATGTGGCCGCGCTTGAGGTGCGCCTCGCGGCGATCCATCAGGCGCTTGTGGTCCGGCGCATCGCCCCGGAAGGCGTAGGGCCGGCCGAGCACGAGGTTCACATAACCCTTGCGGGCAATCTCTGAGCCGCGGCTCTTCAGTTCGTCTTCGGCAATGGCGCCGTAGGACATCATCAGCGAGATGAAGGCGTCCAGGTGAAAGCCCGGGTGCCGATCTCCGCCGGGCGCGGTGGCAATCCACTGCGCGCCGGCATCGGGCCGGATCATCGCGACCCGCTCGGCCTCTGAAATCAGATGGCCGCAGCCCTCGCATTCATAGCCAGAGGCGTGCGGCCGGGACACGTTGACCCGGAACCGCTCCGGCTGGTGGTGCTGCACCTGACCGCATTCGGGGCAGGCAAAATGCCAGAATCGCTGGTCAGACCGGCGAAAGCTGCGATCAATCCGGCAATGGCCGGCTGCGTCGCCCGTTTCGTCGCCGCTGTCGGTCTCCGGCGTGCTGATCTCGAGGATCTTCCAGTCGCCTGTGCGCCTGAAGGCGGTGAATCGGCCGAAGTAGAGATCCTCGGGGTCTTGCGCGCCGGGGATGAGCTGCCACTTGGACAACTCGTCCTTGACGCCCTTTTTGGCAGTCTTGGACGACAGGTCCATGACCGAATTGGCGTTTGCCAGCCAGAGGCGACCGCCACGGACGAAAACCTTTTCATAGGTCGTCGAGCCCGAGCCGGAGCGCGAGGTCTGCGGCACGATCATCACCTGGCCAGCCTTGCGGTGCCAGGCATCAATCAGCGGCTGCAGCTTGGCGCTGTTCGTGTCCTTGAGCGCATCGATGCCGGGGACGGCATAGAGCATGTTGGCCGGCTCGCGCTCGGCGCAATAGAGCGTCCAGCCCAGCGCGGCGATCGATGCGCCGGTCTGCTGGCTCTTGCGAACCGTGACGAGGTTGGCCGGGTGATCCTCCGACAGACAGTCAAGGATCTCGGTGAGATAGGGCGCGCCGGACGCCGACCAGAGCTGGCCAGCGGCGGGGCCATCCACCAGCACGATGTTTTGCGCCATCCAGTCGGAGACGCGCATCGGGACGGGCGGGCGAAGCGACTGCTCGAGCGTCTCCGAAGCCAGGCGCAGCGCGCCGGGGTGGCCTTCGGCGAGGCGGGGGCTGGTCTGCATGACGGGTCCGGCGGTTCCGGTCGCGTCATGCCTCGTCGATGGCGAAGAGCGTCTCCGGCAAGGGTTGGTCGATAGCGGGCGCCGCGAGGGCGACGGCCCGGCATTTGTCGGCAAGGTCAGTGCGCAGCGCGATGGTCATGCGCTTCAGCTCGATCCGCAGCGGGCGCAGGCCCTGGGCGGCGGCGGCGGCAATCGCGTCGGCGTGCTGCGTCAGATCGACGGCGCGGGCCAGTTCTTCGCCGAGGCGCTGCAGGCCTTCACCCAGCTGGTCATGCCGGATGAGGAGGCCGCGCTGTTCGGCAAGTTCCAGCCGCTTCTGCTCCGATGAGAGCTGAAGGGCCTTGATGCGTTCGCCATCAAGCGAGGTCTGGCCGGGCACGCTTGGCGCGGGCTGGCGAGGCGCTTCGGGCGCCGGGCGCTGGCGGGCGGTGTCGCCATAGGTACCGCGCAGCCGGTTGAAGTCGACGCTATTGATCCGGGCGATGTGGCCGCGGGGCGTGCGGTCGACTTCGAGGCCATGGGAGGCGGCGAGCTTGGCAGCGTGCTTGCTGATTGCCTGCTTCGAGATGCCGAGGCTGGCGGCCAGCTCGGAGACGGTCATCCAGTGCGGGGCGTCAACCGTTTTCATGGGGCAGTCAACCGCGTCAACCCAAACTGGCGAACAGCCTCACTGGAAAAATCCCGCGCCGCTTAAGCATCGCAGGGGGGTCCGGGTGGGGGAGGACCCGCGAAGGGGGTGGGGTCACCCGCCCGCCGCATGATGAATCCCGCCGCGACGCGAGCCGGGCGGGCCGTGACCAGTCCAGAGGCGCGAGGAGCATCACATGACACCCTCCTGTGCCGGAAACAGAAGCGCCCCGCGATGGGTTTACCATCCGGGGCGTGCCTGCGAATTCCGTTCGCATGTTCGGTAGGGTCAACATACTCACAAGCAACTGCCGCAGTCAAGCCCCTTGTTCGTGCGCCGGTCGCCATTGCCCAAGGGGAGCGCCCGCCCTTGGCCGCTGCGCCGTCCGCTCGTGCGGCAGGGCCTCGCCCCCGCTGATGATGCGGCATTCCGGCAGCCCCTCCACCCATGGCCGCATCGGCAGCGCCGATGGCATGATCCGCACCCCGTGCTCCAGCGCAGGCCCGGCGCAATCCTCAAGGATCACATCGAGCGCCGCCCGCCACAGCTGCCATTCCGCCCTTGCCAGCGCCACGTGCAGCGGGTCAGGGCTGAGCCTGTGCTTGCGATAGGCGTCGGGATAAGGCCGCCCGCCCTTCGCGTTGTAGCCGTCGACCTCGACCATCTCTGTCGACGTCACCTCGCCGGCCTCATTCCATTGCGCAGGCCGCGACACCATCCGGAACCAGCGCGGCTTGCCGTGGTCCTTGATCACATCCGCCGTCACCTCGCCGCATTCCCATCCGCGCGGCATTGGCAGCACGGCGCGCTTGACCATCAGCGCCGAGAGCGCGCCGGTCATGCGGGCCATCGTGCCAGCCCGGTGGCGCGCATCGGCCTTCGCCTGTTGCAAAAGCGGGCCGGCAATCGGGTCGCTGGCCAGATCGTCCATATCCTCGAAGGCGTCCCATTCGGCAAAGCCCGCCGGCTCGATGGCGTCGAGGCCGAGCATTGCCTCGCCGATCAGCAGCGCCGCCGGGTGTGGTGTCAGCCGGTCGAGCGCGGCAAGGTCAGGCACCACGCCATAGCGGTTGGCGCGAGCATCGATCGCCCCGCCCATCGAGCCGGCCATGGCGGCGGCCAGCGCGGGGCTTGAGCAGCCATTCGGGGCCCCTGCCCTCACCATCTTGCCCAGCGGGTCCGCGCCCACCTTCGGCAGCTCATCCCGCACCGCCCAGGCCACAGCCGCCTCGATCGTCATGGTTTTCATGCGCTTTTGCCCCTTTGCGAGGGTTGCGAGGGTTGTGCGAGGGTCCACCCTCAACCCTCGCAATCCCGTTTTCCGTTTCAATTCAGAGACTTAACAACCATAAAACAGTAGTTTGCGAGGGTTGCGAGGGTTGTCCTATTAGGGAAGTTTAGAAAAGCACTCCCCGGCTCCCCCGCACCCCCTCTTTCACATACGCGTATACACGCGCGACCCTCGCAACCCTCGCAAGATGCCGGCAAGTCTCTGATAAGACTTGAGAAAACACCAGCGAGGGTTTCCCCTCAACCCTCGCGCAACCCTCGCAACCCTCGCAAGGAATGGCGCTAAAAACACATGACGCGGCGCACGCTGGCACCTGACACCGCACGCAGTGCATGGCGGCGAGCGTCGCAAGGAATGAACAAGGGCCATCAATCGGGCTCGCGGGTTTCGTGCAGCTCGGGCAGTCCGTCGAGATCGACAGCGATGTCGCTCCACACGCGCACCCGCCCGTCGACCCGCGTGAAGCCCTTCTGCTTCATGGCAAGGCTGAAAGCTTTCTCCGACCACGGGCGGATGGCATTGCCGGCGCAGAACCGCTTGAACGAGTGGTGCAACAGCCTCGCCTGGATGTCGCTGCCCGTCTGGGGCCTCACGCACTCGCGGATGAAGGCGCCCACGGGATCGAGGTCCTGCCTGTGTTGCTCAGTCAGTGCCGTCACGGCGGGCGGGTCGCGCAGGCCCTCTTCAAGGAACATCAGCGCGCCCTGCACCAGCCAGTTGAGCAGGCCCGCCCCTTCGGCGAGGAAGCCGGCGACCACCTCTGGCATGTCGCGCCGCTCGGCCTCGCTCACCTGCACAGGCCAGTGCACGAACTTCATGCGCCGCCAGATGCCCTTGTCCAGCCCGCCGATCTCCGGCAGCTGGTTGCCGCTCATGAAGGGGATAAACTCCGGCACAAGGTCGAAGAAGCCGTGGTTGAGGTGCCGGACAGGCATCGGCTCGCCGCCCGTCATGGTCTTGACAAGGCCTTCCTTCAGCGGTGCCCCGCGCGGCAGCTCGGCAATGGCCACGATGCGCTTTCCTTGCAGCCGCGCAAAGTCAGGCGTGGCCTGGTCGCCGCGCGCCGTGTCGAGCCCCGCGATGGATTCCGGCTTCAGCCGCCCGGCATAGTCGCCAAAGGCCTGCGCCAGCGTCTCCATGAACACCGATTTGCCGTTCTGGCCTTCGCCATAGAGGAAGATCAGCGCCTGCGTCTTGGCCCCGCCCAGCATGCCCGCCCCGCTCGCCACCTGCAGGAAGCGGCGCTGCGCCGGGTCTGGCTGGAACCGTTCGAGGAAATCCGCCCAGCGGTCACAGCGGGCTGCGGGCTCGTGGGCCAAATGGCATATCTTGGCGATGCGATCGGCCTGCGCGTGGGGCTCCAGCCGCACGGAGGATCTGATCACGCGCTTCATCACCGGCATCTCGCCCCCCGCGTCGGGGTCTTCGGTTTCAGTCACCGTGCGGGTGAACACCAGCGTGCCATTGGCCACGTTGAAGCGGTAGGGGTGGGCGTCGATCTCGGCCGGCGCCACAGCGCAGCGCGGCTTGGCCTGCGCCAGCATCGAGGTGGTGCGCGCCCGGTTGCCGGATGAGACGCCAAAGTCTCGGCGGCTCTTGCGCCGCTTGCCCAGCCGTGCCTCGGCCTCGGCGGCCAGACGCAGCGTGGCCTTGTCCTCGTCGGAAAGGTCCGCCTTGCCGGCCAGCGCCTCGCCGCGGGCGATCAGCGCGCCGTCATTTGGCGAGGGGTGCAGCGCGTGCGCCTCGAGCTTGATGCGGCGCGCCGTCTCCTGCGCGCGCAGCTCGGCCAGATGCTCGCCGTCCTCCATGCGCCAGTGCGAGCCCGTCCAGCCATGCCAGCCGATCTCGCGCACGAACAGCAGCTCGTTGCCAAAATGCTTGAGCAGCCGGGCGGCGTTGTCGGTGTCGTTCTGGTCCAGCAGCGAGCATGCGGCCACGATCGCCGGATCCGCCGCAATCGGCTCATCGCGGCCCACATCTCCAGTATCCGCCTCGCCCTCGTCCGGCACGAAGCCGTCGTCGAGGCCATCATCCTCAACATCCGCGTAGGCAGGTTCTGCGACGGGCTGGGCCGGGCCGGCCATCAGCGCGCGCAGGCGCTGCGCTTCGGCGTCCGGTGCGAGGTCTTGGTCGGCTTGGGGCTGCTGGTCAGGTGTCATGATCGTGTCCCAAGTCCGGCCAGTCGGGCGGCAAGTTCGCCAAGATGTGAGTGCGCGGCAGCGGCGCTCAGCCCGTTCTTGAGCTCGCGGCGCACGCTCGCCGGCCCGTCATCCTGCAGCAGCCCGTTCTGTGCGCAGGCCTTTTCCAGCTCACCGAGCACATGCGATTCCGTCGCCACGCGAAGCACCACGAAGCGCCCGGCCGATGAGGCCGCAGCAAAGGCCGCCGTGCCCCGCTGCCCTTTGCCCGCCTTGGCCAGCTCCGATGCGATGTTGCGGATCGCCGTTTCGGCATAGCGGGCGGCGCGGCCGTCAACGCCGGCGATGGGCTGGGATGCGCCGCGCGGCAGCGGGGCCGGCGCAGGCAGCGCGGGTTCAATCAGCCGCGCGATCAGCGCCAGCAGGCGTGGCGGCAGCGGCGCGAAGGTGTCGGGCTTGATGATCCACGCATACGAGCGGCCGTCATCCATCAGGGAGGGCGGCGCGATGACATAGCCGCCCTCGCCCCGCACATCGATGTTGGCGAGCCGGGGCGAGGCCTGGTTGGCCTTGATCATGCGGCGGAACAGTCCGTTGCGATTTCCAATCGCCCCGTCGAAGGCCACAGCCCGTGATGCAGCCTCGGCAGCAACAGCCGCCAGCGCCGAGGCAGTCGGGTAACGGAACCAGACATGAAAGCCGCCGGAGCGGGTGCGGCTCAGCCCCGGCTCCAGCACTTCGCCGGTTTCGCGGTCAGCCCATTCGAGACCGCCGCACCATTGGCCCAGCGCCGCCAGCATGGCCTCGGGCTCGTGCTCCTTGGGGTCCAGGTCCACCACCACGGTGCGCGAGCGCAGCCCTGTCGGCAGGCCGATCAGCGCGCGCGGCCAGCGCTTCCACCAGCCATGAATCGCAGCCTCATCGCACGAAGCCAGCCAGTGCCCGCCATCGCGCGCATCCGGAGTGCTCTCGCCCGGCAGGTAAGGCGCCTTGGCCTTCTCCCCGCCTTCGCGGCACGGAAACACGGGCCGCCCCTGCCGTGCGTGCTCCAGCGCATGGTCGACGGCAGCGCGGCTCTTCCCCCGTTCAACGGCCTGGCTGGGCTCGCGGGTGATCATGCTGCGGGCCCGTCAAACAGCGAGGCCTGATTGCCCCATGTCGCCCAGCCCGGGCGAGACTGCCGTGCAAACAGATCAGCCCGGCGCGCATCCGGCCAAGCGCGCTCCACCAGCCCGTAGAACTCGTCCGGCTTGCGGCTGTGCTCGCGCGCCAGCCCGTCAAGCGAGAGTGCCTCAAAGGTCTCGACAAGGTTCGGAAAGGCAGCGCCGCGCCAGTCCGCATCCGGCAGGCTGGCAATGATGTAGGGCTCGTGCACAGATCGGGCGACATAGCCCGGGCCCCAGCGCAGCTTGTCGTTGATCGTGCGCTTGGCCCAGCCGCCGCCGGTCACAGGCTTCAGCCCCCACGCGGCAATCACGTCGACATGCGCCCCGATCGCGACCAGCGGCCACGTCGTCCAGAGGATCACGATCCCGCCCGGCGCGACAAGGTCGCCAACCGGCAAGCGCTTCACCTCGGCCAGTGCCATCGTGGCATATTGGGCTTGCGGGCTCTTTGCCTCGCCCTTGGCTGAGCGCAGGTCGAAGTGCCATGGCGGGTCGAGCACAACAACGTCATGCGCGAAGGGCGGCAGCGGATCGAAGGGCCACGCGCTGGTCATGCCGCACCCGCTTCAACCGGCCGCAGACGGGCGTTGATCTTGTCGACGTAGAGGTCGATCCCGTGGCGGGCCAGCCGGCCGCGCTCCATCAGCAGGGCATTGCGCGCGGTCTCGGCGTCGCGCCATTGGCCCACGGTGGCAATGTGGGCAAGGCCGAACACCTCGCCGGCCTTGAGCAGGTCGAGCGTGCGGGCCATCTTCACGGCGCCGTCGAGGCTGTATTGCCCGGCTTGCGTCGCCACCACGCCAATCTTGATGTTCACGCCGATCAGGTCGCCCGGCTCGATCTGCACTGCCCCGGTCAGCGGCTTCAGCGCCGGAGAAAAAACCATCTTTCCCGCGTCAGCCGCGGGATGCCGCACCGGCTCCACCTTGGCTGCCGGCGCTGGCGCAGCAGCCGGGCGCTCAGGCTTGGCACGCGCCAGGCTGTAGCGCTCTCCCTCGCGCACCACGGTCCACGCCGCACCGGTCTGGCGCCTCATCTCGCGCCGCAGCAGCGAGACACTGGCCGCCGTGGTGGCGACGTTTCCGGATGTCGTGAACTGCGCCAGCTCGGCCATCAGGCATGGCTTCACCAGCATGGCCTCGGCAATCCCGAACAGCGAGCGCGGCAGCGCAACGCGCACGCCGGTTTCCAGCTCCAGCACAGCGCGCGGCGGCGCGACCCCGCCCGAAGGCGAGCGCGGGGCATCGTTCACCGC